TATACTCAGCCAATTCACTTTCATAAGTCGGCGAGTTGTAAACTACATACTTAAAAGTATCTTCCGAAATACATGATTCCACTTCCTTGACAAAAGTTTCAAATTCTTCTCTACCATAATAAAACATACAATGGAACGCTTCCTTAAGCACTTCCAATGTATGTTCTTCCATCTCGACACTCTCCTCTGAAAAACTTGCCAATGTCTTCGTAATCATCTTATATATCGAAGCCTTATTCAGCAAAGGCTTGTATACCTTCAGCCCTTCATCCCACTTAGCTCTCATCTTCAAATATTCAATATGCTCAAAATCCTCATACAACCCTGAAATTTCCTTCTTATTTGCCGATGTATACTTCATACCAATTTCCTCCATGAAATACGCTATGTTTGGTAGATTATATTCTGGGAACAACGGACTGACTGTGCCAATATGATCATCTCCAACAGTATTCAAAACTACAAAATCATCAAAATTTGGCACCGATCTACCCATAGCTTGAAATATCCGAAACCAACAATAACGCATACATATCTGATTGTCAATATTGTTCTTAAAAAGTGTCAATGGATGGCCAGAAGGGGTTGTCTGCGCCATACGCACCAAGACGCCACCCCACAAATACAAAGGATATATAACATCATACAACAAACATGTGCATATCCTCACCTGCCTCTCATTGTAACCAGCTTTTACTAACAAACGTACTATAATACGTGCACTACAACTGGTTACCATTGCATTCAACTTCTTATCGAACTTCTTATAATCTCCAGCAATAATTGCTGCTCCAAAAACTGTCCAAGCATTAACCAAAACTGTGAAATCATAAGAATGTAAATTCAAACCTAAAGCCATGCCGAAAACCACACTATGTATTGTAAAATATCTCAATAGCATCCCAAACATCATTTTACAACATATTAGAAATGGAAAAGAGCATCCTGCAAAGAATCGTACTTTCTTCTTCATGACTTCATCTATTGGTACGCCATCAATACCTTCATTCGTATAATCTATCTTGAAAGGTGGCGGTATATAACAACTCTCCTCAGGTAACAACTCACGTTTTAAAGACCCCATATGTACCGAACTAGGTATCTCCTTCCTCAAGCATCTAGAGAAAATTTCGGAAACCTCCTCTCCTACATAAGATCTAGGTAAAACGAGACCATTCTCTGTTACCTGTATATGATCACGCTTCTTGCCTTTCAAAC